GAGCTATATCTCTGAGCTGTTGATGATAATTTTCAGATTGGTCCATCTTCTTTTCTCCCGAATGCAGCCTCCTCTGGATCTAAAAATCTTGATCTAGATCCGTCAAAAGCAAGTTCAAATTCACCAGTTTCGCCAAGTCTATTTTTTCTAATAATTACCTCAGCTAATCCTGTATTTAAGGAATCATAGTATTCCTGCCTGTATAACATTATAACCATATCAGCATCTTGTTCTATGCTTCCAGAATCACGAAGATCTGAAAGGACTGGTCGTTTATCTGTTCGAGCCTCCACACCCCTGTTTAATTGACTCAAGCTGATAAGCGGACAACCAATGTCTTTAGCCAGCCCCTTCAGAAGATTTGATATGTAGGTCATTGAGGCAGCCCTGGAGTCAGAGTTGCTTGGTGCCTTGTTAGAAGTCATAAGTAACTGTAAATAATCAACGATAATAAGATCTATATCCTGGACAGCCTGTATAGTTTTTGTCTTGTTAATTAATGTTTCAATAGTTATTGGTGACTTGTCATAGACAAACAGGTTAGATTTTTCTATTTTTTCTTTTGCCGCCTGGAAGTCAGTCCATTGATTTTTTGTTAAGTCTCCTGTCAATAAAACATCCATAGCCAAACCAGACTGAGAACAAATAATTTTTTTCATAAGTTGTTCGTTAGTCATTTCTAAACTAAAAACCAGCACAGTTTTTCCTGCTAAAATATTTTGAGTTGCTATGTTCAATGCCCAGGTAGTTTTACCCATGCCTGGTCTGCCTGCCACAATAATAAGATCTCCTTTTTTGAAACCATTAATTCTTTTATCTATGCCCTGAAATCCTGTTCTTATTAAATTTCTGTGAATGTTTTCTGTGTCTTTAAGTTCTTGCTCAACATTTTTTAAAATATCATTTGCTCTTTGAGGTGCTCCCAAATTTTTTGTAATTTTGTTTTCTACTAAAAGTTGATTTACTTTATCTATTTTTTCTTCAACCTTTATATCCTCATCCACAATATTTGGAATAAGCTCCGCAAGTTTTAATAATTTTCTGTTTGATGTTTTTTCGTGCATCAGTTTTAGCCAATGTTGAAAGCCACTTGATGATATACACTCAACAGCCGCTATCCTTACTTCATCAAAATGATACTCATTAAGGGAGCCTTGTAGTGTAATTATGTCTGATGTTTGTTTTTCTAGCATAACTTCATAGGCTTTTTTAAATGAAGGGGTAATAAAATCATCTGGCATTAATCCATTCTCTTGTGCTTTTGAAAAATTATCATGACTCAATGTCATTGACCCTAATACATTTGCTTCTAGGTCAAATGTGGGCTCGGCAACAGAATTAAATTGATTCATTTAGACCTCCATAAATTAATTTTTTTTGTAAGCTCATTGCATGACTCTGAGTTACCGTTTTTGTCTGGATGTATTTTGCTCAGAATAATTTTCAATTCTTTGTCGCTAAAGGCATCAAGTCCAATTCTTTCAGATAATATAGAGAGTTTATTTTCAAGTTCATTTATCTCAGAGAGCAAAGCGGTGTTTTCATTTCTTTCCAGGGTAAGATCATTCTCAAGCTTTCTTATGTGCATCTTCAAGTCTCTAACAAGATCCGTATTTTGAAGAAGAGTATTTGCATTTGCATTACCTAATGCAACACCTCCAGCTGCTGTTGTAAAAGCTGGACCAGTAGAACCTATTGTAATATCATTGTCGTCAGCCATATTTCCTCTCTATAATTGAATTAAATTGATTTGGTGAAAGCAAGGTTCTTAGATCAGGTTTGCCTTTCATAAATCCCCTTAAATGATTTATGTGTCCCTCAGAGTTTGCTATGTCAAAATATTTCTTCCAGAACTCATCTGAAGCAAGATCTATTTTTTTACCAGTCTTGGGAGAAACTATACCTTTTCTACCAAGATCTCTAAGATCCTTCCATCTTCTCTCAGCTGTAAATGTGTTCGCACTTTTTTTATAATATGGACTTGTACAAACCTTTTTATATATCTCATTGATTTTACCCAAATCTAAAATATATATAGCTTTAGTATACTCTTTAGTATTGTAGCCACCTGGTGGCGTTTGATAGCCACCTAACGGCTCTACCTGGAGTGTGTATGTATTGCTGGTATTATTTTTTCTTTCCCAATCCACCAGCCCCATGGTTTTAAGTTTCTGTAAATTGTCTTTGATTGCTGTTAATGACAAACAAGTAATCTCTGATAATTTTTTGTGTGATGGGTATGATCTGCCGTGTTCATCTGAATAATTAGCAAGCACAAATAAAATGAGCTTTTGTGAAGGCGTAACATCTATTTTTATAACCTTCGTAATATATTCTACTGACATAAACTTTCCCTCTAGTTTTTGAATTATTAATTATTACAAAAGAAATGTAAAGAAATAATTGCATTTAATGTTTACAAATGTATAATTCCAGGTGGAGGTTTACAAAATGACAGTAAAAAAAATATATACAGCTATGGCAAATGTTCAAGATCATATGCTTGCAAATCCAATAGCAAAAACACAAAAGAATAAATTCGCTAACTATAACTACAGAGGCATAGAGTCTGTGGTCCAGGCATTTTCTTTGCCCCTGGCACAAAACAAAATTATCCTGGCTCCCCAGGATGTAAAAGTTTCTACAAAGTTTATAGATGGCAAAACAACACACACAAGAATTTCTGGAAAGCTAAGATTTATATCTTTAGAAGATGAGTCTTATATAGAAAGAAGTTATGAGGGACACAGCCAATCAACACAAGGTAAAGATCTAGAGGCAGCAAAGTCATTTGCATATAGAGATGCTCTGTTAGAAACTTTTTGTGTACCGTTTGAACAAACAGAACCCGAAACAACAGATCCTGAAAGTGAGCAAACAGAGGTTGATGAAACAGCTGAAACTCTTCAAGCTTTCACAGATGAGCTAAACAAAGCAAAAACAAAAGAAGACCGCAAAGCTATTTTTAAAAATTATGACAGAGAGGCTGAGTTAATAAGTGATGCTGATTTAAGACAAAAATTAATTTTAATATATACAAAAAAAGAATCTAAGGAGTAAAAATGACAGATAATGTAATACCAATAAAACAAGGATCTCAAGCCTGGCACGATCAAAGATCAGACAGGATAACTGGAACCAGAATCCCAAAAGCTGCAAACGAATGTATGTGGACTAAAGGCGATCAATGGGAAGCCCTGGGTAGAGATATGTATAGAGAGTCTCACAGACTTACTCAAGATCCTTTTGACCCAAGAGCCTTGTTTGCCATAACTCATGGAAAAGAAAGTGAACCAAAAGCCTTGAAAACTTTAGAATCAATGGGGTATGTCGTAAGACAGCCATCATTTATTATTCATAAGAAATATGATTGGCTTGGAATGTCACCAGATGGAGTTTTAAGAAAAGGCAGAAAAGGATCTATATCAGCTGTAGAAGTTAAATGTCCACAAACAAAGCCCTGCACAAATGTTAAAGAACAAAAAAGAAACTACTGGCATCAAATGCAGCTAGGCATGGAGTGTATGGACATAGATGAAATGCTTTTCTTCCAATGGTATAGCAATGATGAGCATTACCAGGAGTGGGTAGAAAGAGATGAAAACTGGGCTGATAGATATATACCAAAAGCAGAAGAGTTTATGGAGTGGTATAAAGAGAAATGCAAAGATCCTGCTTTTATAGCTAGATGGTCTGAAGATAAAGCAGAGCCAGGAATAAACTACAGAACAATAGAAGAAGATGCTTACACATCAGAGTTGTCTTCTATCTTAACCGAACAAAAGGAGCACAAGGAGCGACTTGCTTTTCTTGATAAAAGAAAGAAAGAAGTTTCAGCCATGCTTGTAAAAAAACATGGTGGTGCCTTTTGTACTCCAACGGTGAAATGTCATATGACACAAGCCAGGGGTCGTATTAACTATACTCGCCTTGTACAAGACCAGGACATTCCCAGAGATGTGCTTGAGGGCTACAGATCTGAGGGTGATACAAGAATTTATACAAGATTAGTAGAGGAGAATAAAAATGGCGAATGATAAATCTGTAAATAAAAAAAGATCTATAAG